CAGCGCTTCGAGCGCCACAGTAGCTTTGAACTTGTCTGAAAAACTGCGTCTCTTCGTCATTTCTGTATCCTGTCTTTAAGCTTGGATACATCTTAGCACGCTGTCCAGTTTTGCCGGACCACTTCATGTTCAGTTGGTCGGACGGAATATATGCACTTTCTGAGTATGGCTCACCGCAATTTCGATCGGTTTGGAATTTGTCGATGTGTTGCCTAAAATCAACTCACTGACTTAACGGCCCGTTGCTTCCGTAATGCTTCCGCGACTAAAATCATTGGAAAGTGCCGAAAAATAAAAACCCTCTAAGCCATTGACTTAAAGGGTTTATATTGGCTCCGACGGTAGGGATCGAACCTACGACCAATTGATTAACAGTCAAAATTCGGATGTTATCAAGGCCTAACGAAAAACAACCCTTAATCATAATTTATACTATATTTTACTTGATGTTGCGGGGTATTTCTATATCACTGTCTAACAGTCTCTAACGACCTGTATTGGTCGAAAGTGTTACCCCTGTGTTACCCCAGAGGACAAATTGATTATGGCAAAGGCACTGACAACCAAGGGTGTTGACGCCCTGAAACCGGACCCGACGAGGCGTGTGGAAATGCCTGACCCAGCCCTGTCCGGCCTATACTTGGTCATTCAGCCCAGCGGGGCAAAGTCGTGGGCGCTGCGGTATAGGTGGGCGGGGAAACCCGCAAAGCTGACTTTGGGCCGTTGGCCTCTGATCGGAGTTGCGGACGCGCGGGCAGCGGCGTCGGAGGCAATCGACAAAATCGAGCGTGGTCAAAATCCCGCCGCCGAAAAAAAGGCAACCAAGGCCGCGCGGCTGGAAGCCCAGCTTTCCGAGCGCGACAGGGTTAAAACGCTGATCGATCAATTTGACCGGCGTCACTTAACCACCCTCAAAAGCGGCGCAACGGTTAAACGTGAACTGGACCGCCATGTGGTGTCTGAATGGGGTGAGCGCGACATTCACGAAATTGCCAAGCGTGACGTCATTGATCTATTAGACACCATTGCTGATAGCGGTCGAGTAGTAACCGCGAACAGGGTCCGTGCCTATCTCAACAAGTTTCTGAATTGGTGTGTTGAGCGAGACATACTGGCGTTGAATCCTGCAATGGGGATCAAGCCGGTGGCAAAAGAAGTCAGCCGAGACCGCGTACTTACCGATGATGAAATTCGCTGGTTCTGGCAGGCTTGCGAGACGATCAAACAACCTTGGGGGCCGATGGGGCAACTATTGTTGCTGACAGGGCAGAGGTTGAATGAAGTCGCTTGCATGACTGAGGCGGAGGTCGCGGGGTCGATCTGGCAACTGTCAGCGGACAGAACAAAGAACGGTCGCGCCCATGACGTGCCGCTTTCCTATGCTGCGCAGGCGGTATTGGATGGGATTGAACACATCGAAGGTGATCGGGGTCTCTATCACACTACGACTGGGAAAACTCCACTGAGTGGTTTTCACAAGGGACGGAACCACATCGCTGACCAGATGCAGGCAATAGCTGAAAAGGAAATAGGGGAGGCGGTTAAGATACCGCATTGGACCTTCCATGATTTGCGGAGGACAGCCGCAACGGGGATGGCGAGGCTTGGCATTGCCGTGCGCGTGACAGAGGCAGTCCTGAACCACGTCAGCGGCACGGGCGGGGGGATCGTCGCGGTGTATCAGCGCCATGATTATGCGGACGAAAAGCGCCGCGCACTGGACGCTTGGGCGGGTTTTGTGGCGCAGGTATTGGATGGGAAAGCTGAGAACGTGGTCAGGGTCGGGGAGGCTTTAAGGTGAAAGACCTTAATATCAAACAGTGGGAAAGTACCTTCACCAACAAAGGCGAACTGGGTGTTGAGGTAGATGTTTGGCGTTTTGTGGCTGCTGAGAAGGCGGGTAAAGAAGCGCCAGCATTTCCCGACGTAACAATGATTAATGAAGCACGCGCCGGACTTCATGTGATCGACCGCCATGCTGCAAAAGGCACTCTGCTATCCTTGGCAAATGAAATCTGGGATCGACTACCTCACCCAATAGAATTGGAGCGGCAGCGCCGCCAGTTTCAAAAGAAGGCTCCAACTTACAAAGCATGGCTGTCGCTCATCGCGCTTTTGAATGGATCGGATAGCGAGGCAAAAGGAGACGCTGAACGTGCTGCGCGTGACTATCTGGACTTCGAGCGCAAAGCCGATGGGGGGCCTGTTACAATGAATGACTTTGGTGTCCATCCTTCCCGAGCGGAGTCGTTGATGAGGTTAATGCCTGCCTTTGTGCCTAAGAAAAAAAGTGGTCCGAAAGATACCGTACCTTGGGGTAAATCGGCAGATGCGATGGACGCAATGCGGCGGGCCGCGTTTCAAGGTGTTCCGATAACTGAGGCCGCGCGCACCTATGCATTGGCAGAAGGTAAGCAAGACAATGCCGAGCGCCGAGGTGAATATCTTGCGGAATTATATCGAAAGAAGATGAGTATCCGTGCGCCCCAATAATTCCGATCTGGAACTCTTGGTGTAGTATCGGACGCTGATCTGTTTCTATTGGAAGGCCTAACGTGACCAAACGTGAGGCCCGACATGGACAAGAAACTCATACCTGCTGGGACCGTCCGCGAACTCTGCGGTGGTATCTCTGATATGTCGCTTTGGCGCTGGCTAAATGATGCGACATTGGACTTTCCCCGACCTATCTACATCTCACGCCGCCGGTACTGGCGTCAGGCTGACGTGCTGGCTTGGGTCGAGGCTCAGGCTGCGGCGCAGTGTGAGGTGGCCTAACGATGCGCCATCGCCTTCGCCGCCCTGACCGGGCCTATGCCACAATCCCGAACGATGTGGCCCGTGACGCCAACCTGTCTATCGAGGCGCGCGGTGTCCTGGTCCTGTTGATGACCTATGCCGATAACTGGGAGTTTCGGGCTGACCACATCCGAACAGTTGCCGGGGGCATAGGCCGTGACAAATTTGCTCGGATCATGCGTGAGTTGAGTGACGCTGGGTATGTGGAGCGTCGGACAAAACAGGGCAATGATGGCAAGTTGGGGGGCAGCGAATGGATCATCCGTGATGAACCTGACCGACCTACTGAAAACCCGTCTCTCGGTGGCACCGACCCCCTGAAAACCCGACAGTCGGGAAAACCGACAGTCGGTAAACCCGCCCCCATAAGAAAACCAAAAGAACAAGAAAACCAATCTGTGTGTTCGGTTGACGCCGTCCAGCACACACAATCGGCTTTCGATGAATTTTGGAAGGGATACCCGCGACCCAAAGACCGAGACGCAACCGAGCGGGCCTTTGCCCAAGCGGTGGCGGATGGCGCTGATCCTGCGGCGATCATCGCAGGGGCCAAAGCCTATGCTGCTGAGAATGAGGGCAACGGGTCGATGTATCTCAAACACTCGGCGAACTGGCTCAAGGCGCAAGGCTGGTTGGATCACGCGCCCGCGGGATCAGCGCAGCGGAACGATACATCGGCGGATGTAGTCAAGGCGAACTATGCGCAGGCGATTGCCAAGGGCCATGCGTCTATCGCTCGTCACTGTCCAGTGCCGATGGCTCTTGAACTCATTGCAGCAAAGGCCGTCACGCAGGATCAATGCCGTGCCGTTGGGGTGTCGGTATGAGCTGCAAAATGGTCCCAATGCCCTCCTTTGCGAATGGGTGGGATGTCGCGGTGGTGGGTTATGCGTTCGCGCTGTGCGGCAAATCTGGGAGCGCAGTTCTAATTTGGCTTGGTGAGCATAGGTTCGATTTTCGGACCGTTTCTGGCGACTGCAGGAGACTGTGCGTTTATTCCTCTTTGCGATCTTTCGAGCAGTTCGATCATTCGCTTTGTATTTTCTGCTGTGGCAATCTGCGCGAGGCCCATTTGTCCGACCGCGACAGTAGTGAGGCCGTACAGGCTACCACCCACAAGCCCAAGTATTTTGATCCAAAGGGCGACTTCAAAGAAGGGCAAAAAGAAAACGATCACTGCGATTGCGACAACTACCCAGCCCACGAAGACAATCAGTCCGAGGATAAACTTTGCTGTAGTAAATCTTTGCATTCTCTTGACCTCAATTGCCATTTGTTCTTGGGCAAACTGGTGCAACCGGCAATCCAATGCAAGGGAATGCTGGAATGAAAGCATCCACCAAGGCAATCCGGTTTCTGGAAACGTTGGCCGTCCCTGAGGGGCCTAAGGCTGGCGAACTGATCAAGCTGGCACCATTTCAAAAGAAGTTCGTGAAAGGTGCTTTGGCTGATGATGTTAACGTGGCTGTCCTCTCCATTGGCAGGGGCAACGCCAAAACTGCTTTGTCTGCTGGCATCGCCTTGGGTTCTGTCATGGGCAAATGGGATGAACAGCCACGACGCGAAATCTTAATCGCCGCCCGAACGCGCGATCAGGCGCGTATCGCTTTCGACTTTGTTGTCGGGTTCATGCGGTCTTTGCCTGAGAATGAACAAAAGCTGTTTACTGTCCGGCGCTCACCACGTCTTGAAATCGAATATGATGGAAATGGCGGCGGGCATTTCATTCGGGCGATTGCTGCTGATGGTAAATCTGCGCTTGGGTCTGCGCCTACGCTGATCTTGATGGATGAACGCGGGCATTGGGCGGCTGATCAAGGTGATGCGCTGGAACATGCGCTGCTATCCGGTATGGGCAAGCGCGGCGGGCGGGCGTTGATCATTTCAACCTCGGCGGCAGATGATGCGCACCCCTTTTCTGTATGGCTGGATGAAGACGCACCGGGCATCTATCGGCAGGAACATCGCCCTGCACCGGGCTTGCCGGCTGACGATCTGGAAAGCCTGAAAGAGGCAAACCCCGGTGCAGTCGCGGGTATAGGTTCCAGCCTTGAATGGCTGCAAGGTCAGGCACGGCGGGCTATTGCACGGGGCGGCTCTACGCTCACCACGTTCCGACTTTATAACCGCAATGAGCGTGTGAGCGGGGAAACCCGTGACGTGCTGCTAACGGTTGATGAGTGGCTAGGCTGCGAAGTGTCGGATGTTCCGCCACGGCAGGGGCAATGCGTGATCGGCATCGACTTAGGCGGCTCTGCATCTATGACGGCGGCGGCGTTCTACTGGCCTGAGACGGGGCGGCTTGAAGCGCTCGGCACCTTCCCAAGCAAACCGAATTTGGCAGACCGTGGCGCGAATGATGGTGTTCAAGGCCGCTATGTTGAGATGAACGAACGGGGCGAATTGTCCACTCTGGGCGAACAGACCGTGCCGATTGCACCTTGGCTGATTGAAGTGATGGCGCATATCGAGGGCGAACCTATCGCCGCGTTGGTATCTGACCGCTATAAGCAATCTGAACTTGGGGAGGCCATTGACCGGGCGGGCATCCGTTGCCCCGTGATCTGGCGGGGCTTTGGGTTCAAGGACGGCGGGGAAGATTGCGAACGGTTCCGGCGGGCTGCGTTTGATGGCAAAGTCCAGACTTCCCCATCTTTGCTGCTGCGCTCTGCTTTCGCTGATGCGGTTACGCTTCGCGATCCATCCAACAATCTCAAACTGGCAAAAGCGCGGTCTATGGGCCGGATTGATGCGGCGTCTGCAACCGTCATCGCCGTTGCTGAGGGCGCAAGGATCATGGGCAGACCTTCCAACAAAGGCGGGCGGATCGCATGGGGCTAAGGGATGAATACAAGCGCCATAGCGCCAAGGTGACACGCGGGCCGCGCTGGAAGGCGCTGCGTATGCAGGCGCTAGACCGTGACGGGTGGCAATGCGTCCAGTGCGGGGAACGGCGGCGGCTTGAATGTGACCACATTCTGCCCGTTCGTGATCGGCCTGATCTGTCTTACGCCCTGTCGAATTTACAAATTCTCTGCGGGCGCTGCCATGCGCGCAAAACGAGATTGGAAGTGGGTCACACCCCGCTTTCCCCGAAACGCCAGCAATGGCGCGATCTGCTGCGAGATATGCAGCGCAACCCGTCAAGCATAGGAGACAACAATGCTGACTTCTAAGAAAATTGAACTGCGCCGTTCTGAAATCCGGCAATCGCTGGCCGAGCTGGCTGCAAACGATAACCCGACGCCTGAGGATCAGAAACGCATGTCTGATCTTGATCTGGAATATCGCACAGCCGAAACCCGCTATCGGGCGGCGGTGATTTCTGAGGATGAAGAACGCCGCGAGGCCGGTGCCGAACTTGAAACCCGCTCAGAGAAAGAGTGGAATGCGATCATGGCGGGCTTTGAAATGCGCCAAGTCGCGTTGTCTCTGGATGAGGGCCGCGCTCTCTCTGGGCAAACTGCTGAGATCGTCACCGAATTACGCAGCCAAGGTGGCTATCGCGGCATACCGGTTCCCTATGCGGCGCTGGAAACCCGTGCGGGTGAAACAATCGCCAGCGGTACACCTGACCCGATTGCCACTCGTCCGTTGATTGAACGCCTTTTCCCAGCTTCTGCGGCGGCTCAAATGGGCGTGCAGATGATCAACATCGGCACGGGGGGGCAAGAAACGCCGGTGACCACCTCCGCAATTTCTGCGGGCTGGCAGGCAACCGAAACGGGCAACGTGCCGGGGCCATCGGCTTACACTACCTTGGACCGTCCTTTGAAGCCTGACCACACCTTGGGCATCCAGATGCGTATCACCCGCAAGACGCTTTTGCAGTCGGGTGCGGCTCTGGAACAAGCAATCCGTCGGGATATGAACGGCGCGATGGCGCAAGAGATGGACCGGGCAATCTTTAACGGCTCTGGCTCGTCTGGTGAACCTACGGGCGTATTCACCGGGGCAAGTGCTTGGGGGATTACTGAAACTCCTCTAGGTGCTGCGGCAACATGGGCGGCGATCCGCTCTGAAGTTGTGGCGTTTATGACGGCAAACGCCGCGAACGGTCCCAGCGCGGTGCGCTTGCTGATCCGGCCTGAAGTCTGGGACACGATGGACGGCACCTACATCGGCGGCACGGCTGTTACTGAGTGGGAACGGCTGATGAAGTACATCGGCAGCGTAACCATGTCGCACAACGCCTTGCCCGCGCCGTCTGGCGATCCTTTGGAAAGCAAAGCGCTGCTGACGACTTCGGCTGGCGGTGTCGCGCCTGTGTTTGTCGGTCTGTGGGGCGCTGTGGATCTGATCCGCGACCCATACAGCGATGCGCAATCGGGTGGGCTGCGTCTGACGGCATTGTCCACAATGGACACAACAATCAGCCGTGCGGTGCAAACCCGCGTTCTGACTGGGGTTCAGTAAGATGCTGACCGGCTTTGCAGATGGCGGTCTGGAACTACGCAAGCGGGCATCCGGGGCTTTGGCGCTGCAAGGTCGGTTTCCCTATGGCAAACTTGCGGTCCTCAGTGATGGGGGCCGTACTGGCAGACCGAAAAAAGAGGTGATTGCACCACGCGCCTTTGGCTTTCGTGTGGATGATCCGAAAGAGGATATTCATTTTCTGGTTGGTCACAGCTTTGACAAGCCTTTGGCATCGCGTGGGGCTGGAACGCTTGACCTGGTGGACAGTGACGATACGCTGACTTTCACGGCGAGGATCACCGAAGAAATGCAAGAGGTGTCCTATGTCAAAGATATCTTGGCAGGTATCGCGGCGGGCCTGACCCTTGGAATATCGCCGGGCTTTCGACTGCCACCCAAGCGTGCCGTACCTGAGCCTGAAAAGATCGAGGATGAAGGCATGGACCCTGAGAACGGGGCGTACAATGCCATCATCCGCACCGTGCTTGCGGCGCTTTTGTACGAGATCAGCGTCGTGACACGTCCGGCTTATCCTGAGGCGCAAGTTGAAGCGCGGAATTGGGGGCCAGATGCGCTGATCCGTCCTGATGTGTCGGGCAATGGCGTGCGACACGCCTTAAGCCGTTGGAGGGCGTGAAATGATCGAAGTGATCAAAAAGTTTGAGGCTGTTCCGGTTGGCTATCCTGATCCGCCTGATGGACTATCAGATCATGCCGCGGCGCTTGATGCGTCGATGCTCTGGGCAAGGATCGAAGCTTATACAGCATATCGCTTTACTGAGCGCGAGGTTGTCTGGACCCTGCGCGGTGATGGCGGCGATGAGTGGCACCCGAGTCTAGCCCCTGTGCTGTCGCGTGAAGCTCATATCTGGGCAAGCGATGCGTGGGAGGCCGTGCCGCTGCTAGACGGGCCGCTCGGCGTTTGCCTGCCTGTGGAGGGCATCTACCGGATAACGGCACATGTTGGGGCAGGTGACGTGCCTGCGCCTGTCTCTGAGGCGTATCGGCGGCTTGCTGAATACTCGGCCGGGATCGGATCATCAGCAGATAGCTTCACTGCTGTGAATGAAGGTGAATCAAGTTTTGAGCGTTCCAGCACATGGGCGGCTCGGGCAATTCAAAACAGTGGGGCGGCAGACCTTTTACGCTCATATCGGAGGGCTTAATCATGTGGCCGTTTAAGAAGAAACAGACTGAGATTGAAACACGGTCCAGCGGCACGGGGTACACCACCCAAGTCATGCAGGCGCGGGCGGATTATATCAGCGGTTTCGATGGCTTGGCCGAATTGACGGGCTGCGTTCAAGGCTGTGTCAGCCTGTGGGAGGGGGGCTTGAGCCTTGCGGACGTATCCGGCACCGATTTGCTGACGCCTTGTACACTGGCACTCGCTGCACGGGCGCTGGCGTTGCGTGGTGAGGCTGTGTTCGTGATCCGCGATGATGGGCTGTTGCCATGCTCCGATTGGGATTTAACGACGCGCTATTCCAAGCCGGTCGCCTACCGCGTGGGAATCCCTGACACGGGGGGCGGCAAGACTGAAACGGTCTTGGCGGGCGAGGTGCTCCATCTGCGCGTCGGGTCTGACATGACCATGCCCTACGTTGGCACGTCACCTTTGCGGCGGGCGCGACTGACAGCGGGCCTATTGCAAACGCTGGAAACGGCGCTGTCTGAGGTTTACGCAAATGCGCCTATCGGGTCGCAGATTGTGCCGTTTCCTGAGGCACCCGAAACCGACATGGAAAATTTGGCAAGGGGGTTCCGTGGCAACCGGGGCCGGGTCTTGATCAGAGAAAGCGTTGCTGTGACGGCAGCGGGCGGGCCCGCACCTGTCCAAGACTGGAAAAGCCAAGATGTGACGCCTGATCTATCCAAAGCAATGACACGCGAAACATGGGCGGCGGCGCGGGCCGGGATTGAAATGGCCTACGGCGTTCTGCCCGGTCTGAGCAATGTTGCCGCAACTGGGCCGATGGTCAGAGAGGCACAACGGCATCTAGCACAATGGGCGCTTATGCCGATAGCGGCGATGATCGGGCAAGAGGCATCCGAAAAATTGGGCAGTGCGGTCAAGCTGGACGTGATGCGGCCTTTGCAAGCGTTTGACGCTGGGGGCCGCGCAAGGGCGCTTGGCGCGATTGTGCAGACATTAGCACTGGCAAAGGAGGCGGGGGTCGATCCGGCGATGGCGTTTGAATTGGTAGGCTGGAATGAAGTTGCTAAAATGAACTGAAGGTATTCAATTCCGGCCCAAAGTCTCCTTTGCTAGATTTAGTCACAATTTTTGGTACGCCGATTAAAGTGGGTGTCGGGTCGTGGGAGGGACACAAACAATCGCCATTCACTCGTCAGATCGACCATTGAAAACAGCAACCACCAAGAGCACCTGATGCAAGTTCCAGATAAAAGATTTTAAAAGTGAGCCAAGGAACAAAATCAATCCCAAAAGAACAGAAGTGTACATAACCAACAAGAACTTTAGAAAGCCTAAATTTGGATCGACACTCGCAGTCTTAGGCGCGATTTCCAATATCAAGGCATTCTCACCAAGAATGATGTAGTGGATTGAACATGCAACAATCATGACAAATAGGGAGAATAATACGTAGGCAAACATAGAAAAGATGAACTTGAGAGCTGAGATGTCAGTATTCGGGTAAAGCGTCTGAATAAGACCATTTGCGACCCTTGGCTTCAAGCTGGCCGCAAAGATAGACATACCTGCGATGACAACTCCCATAAGCGCCGAACTAACGGTCAAAGCAAAAGTTGCCATTAAGCCAGAGGCCTTTTGGAGCGTTTGTACGTCTATCCCTTTATAGTACCACAAGATCAGCAGATACAAAAATGAAAGAATAGCAAACCACGCTCCCAATGATTTTGCTGGCAGGGGGGACGGAAATGCGCGTTCATATACTCTAAGTAATTCGCTGAGGGATTTTTCCTCAAAAAGGCTTTTGTTGAGGTCAGTTTGACTCATTTTGACCTTCTATCAGCCGCCGCAAAATGGGGATGATTAAATCTTTGTTGCGCTCAGAAACCTTGATCACGCCGGCCACCTTGTTCGCTTCGTAGGATTGGAATACATTTTGAAGCTTCTGTTCGTCTGTTAGACCTGAGAAATCTAGTTCGGTCGTCAACTTGAAGTCTTCGTTTGTTCCTTTAAGTACGTCGCCGTTTTGATCCATTCCTCGCAATGATACTCGCTCATAACCACCCTCTGTAGTTTCTGATACAAAATCTGTAGTATTCTCAATGTCCAAGCCATCGTCTTTGTCACCATTTACGACAAAACGCGCTGAACTCGCATCCATTTCTTCAGATTTTTTTACTAATGCTTCAAATAAATCAGCCCCGTTCATGTCCTGATTTCTTTTTACAACATAAACAGTTAGTGATTCAATCTTTGAAAAACGCCCTACGAATGCTTCAATGCTTTCTCGTGCCGTGAGAGGTACAAGTGCAACCGAGGGGGGAACGTGATCCGCATAAAGTTTCTTCCACGTATAGGTAGAAACTCTTTCCTTAGTACTTCTGTACAATGCCTTTGACCAAGTGTCGTACTCGTTCTGGACGAATTTGCGAACTGTAGTTTCGAGGTTCCCAAGTGTTGGAGCGTGCTTGGTTTCTGGAACGAAGGCCAGACGGTGATCTGCCAGAAAGAACGCAAAAAAACTTGTGGGCGCGCTCTCCAGTGTTTTAGGGTCTTGAACCAAGGAGCCTTCTGAAACAAACTGCTGTCTCTCCAGTGTAGTTTCCTTAACAAACCTGCCCCAGATCGCAGCCGACATTGGATCGTCTTTGTCGATGAGGCCGATCTTTGTGTCCAAGAAGTGATATGATGACCGCCCGTATTTTCTAACATAAGTATCTTTTAAGAATGCTCCGGTGACCAATTCTTTGTAGTCAAGAAGCTCTTTTTGGCCAAATCGAATGGATAGGTTGGCGAATTGAACGTCGGTCAT